CAGCAACAGCTAGAGCATTAGCAGATTTAAAAACAAATCATTGTGCAGTAATAGACCAACAAGCATATGGCTTACTACAGCCTAATGACTGGATGGTAGTTAAAGCTACTGAAACAGGTGGCTCAGTTGCAAGTGATTGGACTACTTATAGAGCAGGAGTTAGAACAGCAGCAAATGATATGAAAACAAAAATTAACGCAGTATCAGATGTGGATGCACTTGCAGCATTATATGTATATAATGATGCTACACCTCCTGTTAGGCCATTAGGAGAATTTCCTGATGCGCCCAGCAGTTAATTTATAGGAGTAAAATATGGATGTATTAATACCATTAGTAATAGTAACAGTAGTTTTAGTTTGGTCTGTAAAAAGATTTAAACCTGAACTTTGGTCTAAAGTTACAGCCAAGCTTAAGAAATAACATGTCTTGGTGGAAAAAAGTAGTATATTTTTTTACGCCTCTTAGTTCAGAAGAACTACCCAATCCTCTAAAAGAGCAGATGGAAACTGTAAGAGCTAGGAATAAAAAAGGCAGATATGTGGCTGACGATCCCAGCACCCCACACGTAAACGAAGCTTATACAAAAGTACCAAAAAAAAGAAGCCACCCTCGTAAGAAAAAATAATGTATGAGTATAGTTGCCAAGTCACTAGGGTGGTTGATGGTGACACTATTGACGCTGACTTGGATCTCGGTTTTAATATTCATCATAAGTGTCGTGTACGTTTATATGGTATTGACACCCCCGAGTCCCGGACTCGCGACAAAGACGAAAAGGCTAGAGGTAAACTAGCTGCTAAGTTTTTACAAAACGCCATATCAAATGGCAAACACGTCATTCTACAGACGCAATTAAAAGACTCTAAAGGAAAATTCGGCAGAGTTTTGGCATCAGTTATAGTGGATGGAATAGATATTAATCAACAAATGATTGAAAGACACATGGCGGTTAAATATAAGGGCCAAAGCAAGCAGGACATTAAATTAGAGCATATGAACAACAGAGCTAAATTAATTAAATTAGGAGTTTATAAGCCAAATGAACAAGGAGCAGCAACATCACGATAGAATAATAGCTTGGTCAGCTATTGGTTTTTTAATAACTTTGGTTGTTGGCCTATCAATAAATGTTAACGCTCAATCTTCTCAACAGTCTGGTACAGCTTGCGTCAACGGATCTCAGTATTGCGAAAACAATAGTTTAGATACAACAAACACTACGACCACAACAAATTCAAACACAAATGTAAATACCAACACAAATTCCAATACAAACAGCAACACTAATTCCAACACTAACGTATCGACTAACACAAATAATTCGACCAATACAAATTCTAATACGAATGTTTCTACCAACTCAAATACAAATGTAAACACCTCGACCTCGAATAACACCAATAACAATAACAACGTCAATACTTCGACTTCAACTTCTAATTCAACAGTTAATTCGACAGTAAATCAGAATGTTAACAACACAAATAATTCAACTTCGACCAGCTCTAATACGAATCAAAACACCAATATTAATCAATCAACTTCTGATTCTAATGTTCAAACCAACAATGTTAATCAGAACAATAACAATTCAAAGTCTGATAACACTAATAAAAATTACAATGAATCTAATTCAACTCAAACAATAAACCAAAACGTCAGAAGCAAAGCTCCACCAGCTAGTGCTATTGCTCCATCTATAATGTCTTATTCACAGGACTTATGTACTGTAGGTAGATCGGGAGCGTTTCAGGGCCAAGTATTTGGATTTTCTACAGGAGCTACTGTAACTGACGAGAACTGTGAACGCTTAAAGCTTTCTAAGTATCTATACGACACTGGTATGAAAGTGGCATCAGTATCTATTCTTTGCCAAGACGAAAGAGTGTTTAAGGCCATGGAAATGGCAGGTACACCCTGCCCGTATAAAGGCAAAATAGGCAAAGAAGCAACAATGGCTTGGGCTGAAAACAAATCTAAAAGACCAGATGTTAAAGAACAAGAAAAACTATTTATACAAAAATGTACACACGAATATAATCCCAACAGAAAAAAAATAAACAGAGATGTTGTTGGCGCAGTTAAAACTATTTATACAAGAAAAACTAAAACCAACAAACAATGCAAAAAAGAATTCTATGCTACACAGTAGCTAGTCTGTTATCATTTAGTGTATATGGACAATACACTTATGAGTCAGGACAAGACTTGTACCACTTGCAAACAAATGCTAACAACTTTGAGGGCGAGTTAGCATACTCAGTTTCAGATGATGGTATTTCTCCCGCAATTGATCTTTCTTTTGATTTTACTTTTTATGGCTCTACATTTAGCCAAGCGAGGATGGCTACCAATGGATGTCTCCATTTTGGCTCTAGTGGTAGCTACTGTAACGATTACACTCCTGACCCTATTAACGGACAACACACGTATACCATATATGCTTTTTGGACTGACTTAATTAGAGATAATAATTCTCGTATGAAGTCTTGGGGCGACTCAAGCAAAATGATATTTGGTTGGTATGATCTTAGAGAGTACAACAGAAGCAATACAGACAACAGTTTTGAAATAATACTTTGGAATAACAATTCTTTTGATCTTCGTTATGGCCATTTAAACATTATTAACCATGATGTATTAATAGGAGAAGTAGGATCTAAAAAAGAAGATTCATATACTTACTATTACCACGATGAATGCAGTACAGGCACAACCAACTCCAGCTCTTGTGTTAATACTAACTGGAACAACACATCTATAAACACCACGCTAGAAAATGGTGGTTCTTTGTATGGCGCAGGTAGTGGCAGCGGCGTTGATTGTAGCAATCCTTTGAATGATAGTAGCTGTAGTGGTTATGCTGATGCTTTATTAACCCAGCAATGTAATATAAGCTCTCTTTATAGTGAATCATGTCCTAACTATTGGGACGCATACGATGACCAGCAGTGTGATTTAGATCCTCAGTATGGCCCATTCTGTCCTGGTTATAGACAACAAGAGGACATAGGCTACTTTCAAGAAGATCAATTTGATTATGGGTATGAAGAAGAAGAGCAGTTTGGCTACGAAGAAGAACCAATGTTTGAAGAGTTTGTTTTCGAGTTTGACGAACAACACTTTGAAGAACAAGAGTTTATGTTTGAAGAAGAAATAATCTTTGAAGAAATTTTTTATCAAGATGATTTTATAGACCCATTTCCTTTAATACCAGATTTTGAAATGCCGCGTGAAGAAATGTTTATTCCTGTAGAAGATTTAATTATTGAGGAGTTTATCTTTCAAGAAACATTTCTTGTAGAAGATTTTAGAGAACCAAATACTTTTATTGAATTAGAAACTATTGAAGAACTGGAGGAATGGTTTGAGGAAGAAACGAGAATGGAAGAAGAATTTACGCATGCAGAGGAGCCGGAGGAAGAACACGTTGAAGAAATTTTTGAAGAAGAAGCTGTAGAAGAAGTTTTTGAGGCCATAGAAGAAAGAATGGCTGAAGCTGAAGTTGAAGAAGAAAGGGTTGAAAGAGAGGAAATAGCAGAAGAAGAGGTTTTTGAAGAAGAGTTTCAATTGGTTGAGCGAGAAAATATAAAAGGCGAAAGCTCAATTAGTAGAGAGGTTGCTCTTCGAGTTGTTGCATCTACCATAACAACTGCAAAACAAAGCGTTAGTGGCACTAACTCTGGTAATTCCATACATGCTACTGGGAATACTGTGGCTGCTGGAAACGCTGTAAGTAACTCATCTAACGCTGGTATTAGTACCAGTAGCTCACCCAGCATGTCAGACCAGTTTGCATCTTCTGCTGCTCAAACCAATCAAGTTCTTGATATGAGTAGCATGTCTGTATCTAGCTCTTCTTTTAATTCAACATCTGTAGAAACAGAAACAGCTTCAACAGAAACAGTTGTTCTACGTGGAACAGTAGAAACAACGCAAGATCAAATGGATACGTCTATTGCATCTGTTGGCTCTGATGCAGAAAGCGAAACAACTGTAGAAAACATCATTGCTCAAAACCTACAAACAGCTCAAGAACAAGTTGCAGCCCAACAAGAAGAGACTGGTGAGTATGGCTCAGAGAACGCTATTATCGCTGTTATGGGGTTTTTACCAGGTTTTAATGCTTATAGAACAGTAGACATACCTCAAAAAGAATTGTGGTATCAGCCTAAAAGCATTTATACTAATAACACAATATCAGATAATACTGCTGCTTTTTATGAATTAGCAGGACAAAGTATAAACACTTTAACTGAATTGCAAAAATTACAACCAAGATTATAGGAGACCCAAATGAATTGGTTTGAAAACAAAACAACGCAATTAATAGCTCTTGTTGGTATTGTTACAACACTTGCTGGCTTCGGCTATCAAGGCGCTCAGTATGTTAATAGATTAGATAACTTAGAAGCTCAAATAGGTGGTATAGGTGATACCGAACAAAAACAACAAGTTATTGAAGAAAGATTTGCAGGCATAGAAAAGTCTGTTCAGTATTTAGAAAAACAAATAGATGGTATTGCTGTTCCGGATGTTACTGAAATAAAAACAGACATAGCCACCATTAAAGCTGACATGCAATCTCTTAATAAAGAAGTAGATAAGCTAGAATTAAAAATTAATGATAAAAATCCATTGGCAGGTTAAAAATGATTATTAGAAGTCACTATGAAAGAGATTATGATCGAGAGTATGCTACTTTTCATAGTAAGCCAGAGGAGAAAAAAAAGAGAGCCTCTAGGAATGCTGCTAGAAACGCTATGAAAAAGAATGGCAAAGCTAAGAAAGGTGATGGCAAAGATGTTTCTCATAAAGACAATAACCCTAAGAATAATAAACCATCTAATTTAAAAATGGAAAGCAAAAAAACAAATCGTTCAAGAAAAACATAGGAGCAATAAAATGAAATTTAGTTTAATAAAAAATATGGTTGGAGCTTTGGCTCCGACTCTTGGTTCAGCGCTAGGTGGTCCGTTAGGTGGTCAAGCAGCATCTGTTATTGCTGGTGTGCTTGGCTGTCAATCAGATCCAAAGTCTATTAACAAAGCTATTCAAGCAGCGACTCCAGAACAAATGCTTGAGCTTAAAAAAGCAGAACAAGACTTTGAGTTGCACATGAAAGAACTAGAAGTAGATGTGTTTAAACTAGAAGTTCAAGATAAAGCAGATGCTAGGGGTAAATTTAGCAAAGACTGGACAGCTAGAATTATGGGTACAGTTGTTGTAGGTGGGTTTATGGGTTATATATTTTTAGTAACCTTACAGCCACCAGAGCAAAACTCTGAAGCTTTGATTAATTTAGTATTGGGATACTTAGGAGGTCTAGCAAGTGCTGTCATATCCTTTTATTTTGGTGCTTCAAATACCTCAGACAAGAAAGATGGCGAGTAGAACCACAGTTCAATCAGTTGCATCAGACTTAAAATCTCATGAGGCAAAATGTGAGGAAAGATGGAAGACTATATTTCGAGAAACAGCAGAGATAAAACAAGAAATGAACGATTTAAACAAAACCCTAAGAATAGCAATGTTTGGAACATTCGGTTTTATAGGAACTTTATTAATCGCTTTTGTAACAATTTTTTTTGGAAACTAATGCATACTTCAGATAAAGGCTTTGAGCTTATAAAAAAATTTGAAGGCTGTGAGCTTGAAGCTTACCAATGTGCAGCAGGTGTATGGACAATAGGTTATGGCCACACCAAAGATGTACAAGAAGGTGATAAATGGGCTGAAGAAAAAGCAGAGTTTATGTTATGGCGTGAGCTCGAAGATGAATATGAACACTATGTTAACTCTTTGGTAACTGTGCCAATAAACCAATGTCAGTTTGATGCTCTTACATCTTGGACATACAACTTAGGCCCAAACAACCTTAAAAAAAGTTCGATGCTTAGAGTTTTAAACGAGGGTAAATACGATGAAGTGCCTGCTCAAATGAAAAGATGGAACAAAGCAAAAGGAAAAGTTTTGGCTGGTCTTACAAGAAGAAGAGAAGCAGAAGCTTTAATGTTTGAAGGAAAGCCTTGGGAGCACATATAAAATGGCTCTAACTAAATTAGTATTTCAACCCGGCATTAACAAAGAAATGACTGACTTGATGGACAAGGGTGGCTGGGCTGATGGTAATTTAGTTAGGTTTAGAAAAGGCTTACCAGAAAAAATTGGTGGCTGGGTTAAAACGACTACTCAGTCTTATGAAGGCACAGGCAGGGCGTTAACAGCATGGGTAGCCTTAGACGCTACCAAATACTTAGGGCTAGGAACAACTTTTAAATACTATGTCAAAGGTGGTGATCTTTTTTATGATGTAACCCCTGTAAGAAAAACAAGCACCAATTCAATAACTTTTGCAGCAAGCAACGGATCTTCAACTATTACAGTAACTGACTCCAGTCATGGCGCAGTAGCTAATGATTTTGTTACCATTAGTGGGGCTGTTAGTTTGGGCGGAACTGTTACAGCATCTGTTTTAAATCAAGAATATCAAATTAACAGAGTAACAGGCACAAACACCTACGAGATACTAGCCAAAGACACAGATGGTAGCGCAGTTACAGCAAACAGTTCTGACAGTGGCAATGGTGGATCAGGTGTAGATGGTGTTTATCAAATTAATGTGGGCCTAGATGTATATGTTGAATCAACTGGTTGGGGAGCTGGCGCTTGGAGTGAGGGAACTTTTGGATCTGCAACAGCTTTAACTGAAACAGATCAATTAAGATTATGGTCGCATGATGCGTTTGGTGAAGATTTAATTATTAACCCACGAAACGGTGGTATATATTACTGGGATGAAAGTGGTGGCTTAACAACGCCAGCTGTTAATATAACAACTCTAGCAGGAACAAATTTAGCTCCAACCAAAGGCATTCAAACCATTGTTAGTGACATTGATCGTCACGTTATTGTTTTAGGCGCAGATCCTATTGTGGGCAGCGCTAGAACAGGCTCAATTGATCCATTGCTTATTGCATTTTCTGATCAAGAAAGTGTTACAGAGTGGGAGCCAACATCTACTAACACAGCAGGGTCGCTAAGACTTTCTTCTGGTTCTCAAATTGTTGGTGGCCTAAGATCAAGACAAGAAACCCTTATATGGACTGACACTTCTTTATACAGCTTGCAGTTTGTAGGTGCTCCATTTACTTTTGGAGTCAATCTTATTAATGAAAATGTAGGATTAATATCTCCTAACGCAGCAATTAACGCACCTGATTCTATTTATTGGATGGCAAGAGATGGTTTCTACACCTACAGTGGTTCTGTCAAACGTTTAGTGTGTTCTGTGTTAAATTATGTGCTTGATGATTTTAATGAAAGTCAATCTTTTAAAGTTGTAGCTTTTACTAACAGAGAGTTTAATGAGGTTGGATGGTTCTATCCGTCTGCTTCCTCTACAGAAAACAATAGATATGTTACTTACAATTATTTAGAAGGAGCTTGGAGTATTGGAGAGCTTTCAAGAACAGCTTGGTTAGATGATGGCATTTTTTCAAAACCTAGGGCCACAGGCAAAGATAGCTCTGTTAACTATGTTTACACACACGAAAGTAGTGATGATGCAGATGGTTCTGCAATGGACAATGTCTTCATTGAATCTGGTGATATCGATATTGAGCAAGGCGACCAATATGGTTTTGTAAGACGCATTATTCCAGATGTAAATTTCTTTGGTACAAACTCAAGCAGTGGCCAAATTAATTTAGTTTTAAAAACAAGAAACTTTCCAGGCGATAGTTTAACAACGCGTGCAACCACAGATGTAACAAGTAGCACCCAGCAAAATCATGTAAGGGCTAGATCAAGACAAATGGTGTTTAGAGCGCAATCAGACGATGATGCAGATACAGGCGTAAGAACTGGATTTAGATGGAGGCTAGGGGCAAATAGAGTTGACATTAGACCTGACGGTGAAAGGTAATGGCAAAGCTTTTAGAAAGTAGGTTACCATTAGCATTAACTGATGTTGATGCAGATATATTCAATCGACTAGTTAGAATACTAGAGATTAACTTAGGAAAGTTCGATCCAAACGCAACTCCACAGTTTAATGATTCTCAGATTACTACTTTAGCTTTTAATCAAGGTGATGTAATATGGAATACATCTATTGGTGTTTTACAGGTTTACACTGGCAACCGATGGATACAGCTACATACTCCTGTGAATCCACAAGGATATGAACTGCAATCATATGTGGGCTCTGTTACAATTAAAATAGCAGGCGATACAACAATTAACCTTGGCTCTGATGAAGAATATTGGGGCGTAGAAAAATGGTACACATAAATTAAGTAAAAATGATTAATCTTCCAGACAATTTACCAACAGACAGGCGAGGCATAGAAGAGGTCCTTGCAGATATTATTTCAGGTAAAACGACTCCTACAACACCAACATATGATGTAACAGATCCAAACTTTAAATTTGAACCAGATTTGTCTGTTGATTATGGCAAAGCAATGGAAGATTATAATTTTGATAGATCTGCTTACGAAAATTATATGGAAGCAACTAGAACAGCAGAAGATGAAGCTCGTGATGATTTAGCAGATGGTGTAGAAAATGTTTTTAAAGAAGAAGAAGAAGAAGAAGAAGAATTAACCTTTAAAGAAAAAATGGCAAAAATGGGAAAAGCTCTTGATGTCCTTGGCGCTTCTAAAGATGGAACGCCAACTGCAAGTATAGAGGGTAAAATTTTTTCAAAAGTAGGTGCTTCTAAAGTTCCACAAACAAGAAGATTTGAAGATGGTGGCATAGCATCATTAATGCCTATGTACATGGACGATGGTGGTTATGCTAGTGGTTTTGGTTTTGGAAACTTTGGAACAGATTTTACAAATCCTTTTTTAGATGATTTAGATTTAACTGATGAAGAGTTAAATGATTACATTGAAGCAATTAAAGATTCATATGGAGCTCAAAATGCTGCAAATAGTATAACTCGTGCTGATGCTTATGCTAGAGGCTATGGAGCGCCACAAGCTGACAGAATAACTCAAGGTACAGCTCCCTCTAAATTAAATTATGAAGATACTCCTTCTAACATACTGCCTGGTGCAGACATAAGAATTTATGCAAGAGATGAAAATCCTGCAGCTTACAAATTCTACCCAAGTGAAGTATCAAAACTTTATTCACAAATGAAAGGCGTGCCTTTCTCCCCATTGGTTGCTCCTCCAAAAGAGGCAACTTATGTAGATAGTTTGCAGCCTAGAAGAATTCAAAGTCAACTTTATGCTAAAGATGGAACTTATGTTCAAGGCTATGCAGATGGTACTGGTTCAATGGGGGCTATTCGTAAAATGGCTTCAGGGGCAAAGCGTGGAATTTCTAGTTTAGCAGAAGGCATAACCAGCATACCAAGTGAAGTTTATAATTATCTAAATCCTGCTAATGAAAATGTTGAGGATGTTAAAGTTATTGGCATTCCTAAATATCCATACGGACATCCAAGTGAAGCAGTTGAAAACTTGCACGATAGAAGAAGAGACATAAATGATATTATTGAAGAGGGTTATTACATAGATAGAGAACAAAGAGATGTTATATATTTGGATGATAATCCAAAAGCTTTTAAGGCATTGCTCAATGAACTTAAGATGATTGATAAAGAATTGCAAATGACACGAGGCATGGGTGGAAATACAAGAAGAATGAATGAAGCAAACCAAAGCATGGCATATGCAATTAAAAATTTGCGTGGATATGCAGACGGCACAGGCTCAATGGGCGTTGAAGAATTTCCTAAAAGACAAGAATTAATTACAGGCCCTGGAGGCGAGCGAGGTGATGAAATACCAGCCATGTTAAGTGATGGTGAGTTTGTTACTAACGCAGCAGCTGTTAGAGGCATGGGTATTATGGCTGGCGCTAACCCAGAAGACGAATACGAACAAAGATTATTAGGTGCACGTCAGATGTACGATTATCAAAGACAAGCCGAAGAAATGGCTAAGAGGTATGCATAATGAGTATATTGGACAGTAAAACAAAATTAGCACCACCAGCCGATGTAATAACAACGCCACAAACAGGTTATTCTTTTATTTCTCCATACATGGAGGATTACTCTAGAAGATTACTAGCGTCTTATTTTGGCTCACCAGGTGAATACGAGGGTCTTATATCAAGACCAAGAGATATTCCCATTGAACAAACTGCTGGACTTACGCCTTTACAAATACAGGCTCGTCAACAAGCAGGACGACTAGGAGACTTTCAAGGTAGTATAGATCAAGCAGGTGGACTCTTTGGTCAACAAAGAGGATCTGTAGAAGAAGCTCAACAAAGAATTAGAGATGCAGATAGGTTTATGCCTCAAGCTGAAAGTTTTATTGGCCAAGGCGCTAGCACAATTGAAGGTGGCTTGGGCGCTTTACAAAGAGCAGAACAAAGTGCCATGGGTGCAACAGGAATGTATGACCCATCGATGGCTCAAAATTTTTACAATCCTTATGAAGACCAAGTTGTTCAGCAAACATTAGAAGACATAAATCGACAATCAGCGCAAGCAGACATAGGTCTTAGAGACAGAGCTATTTCCCAAGGCGCATTTGGTGGTGCTCGTGGTCGCATATCCCAAGAGGAACTTGCCCGACAAACAGGACGTGGAGCGTCTGAGGCTGTAGCTGGCATTAGAAGTGCTGGCTTTGGTCAAGCGCAAAACCAAGCGCAACAAGCATTTGAAGCACAAAGAAGCGCTCAACAAGGACTTGCAGGATTGCAATCTGGGTTAGGAGCTCAACAAGCTCAAATTGGCTCTCAGCAAGCAGGACTTGGATCACAACTGGCTGGATTGGGCCAACAACAAGTTGGAACAGCAACAGCATTTGGTGGGCTTGGTCAACAGTTTGGACAGGTCGGTCAAGGCATTGCAGGACTAGGATTGCAAGGACAAAATCAATTGGGCAATCAAATCAATATGTTGAATCAACTTGGTCAGCAAGGTCAAGCTACTCAGCAAGCAGCTTTATCAAGACAGTTTGCTGGCGCTAATCAACTTGCCAACGAGCCAATGGGTAGGTTGTTGCAAGGTCAACAGTTACTTGCTGGTATGCCAATGGGTGGACTATCTGGTGGAACTGGCACAAGTGGATACCAACGTGGATCTTATCAAGACCCAAGCACTTTCTCTAAAGCAGCTGGTGCAATAGGAACGATTGGAACACTTGCTAGTATGTTTCCATCAGACTTAGAGTTAAAAGACAACATTAAGAAAGTTGGTGACTTAGAGCCTGGAGTTGGTTGGTACACATGGGATTGGAACGACAAAGGTAAAGCCATTGGTGCTGATTCAACACCAGCAGAGGGTGTATTAGCGCAAGA